CTTCCGGCGCTTGTATTGTCCCATCTTCGGCTACGTTTGTTGTGCCGGACGGAGCGAAAGGTGTGCTGCCCCACGGCGCATCGTTCATGTTTAGGATTTTGCGCACATCGTTTGGACACATCACAAAGCCTTTCAGCATTTTTTCGTAAAACTCGCCTTGCGACTTCATATCACCTCTAAGTAACCCGGAAAGGTCGAATCGGTGGAAGATAGACCCGGATTGTTTTTCGTCGTTGGTTAGGAGTTTTACGTCGCATTCCTGCTCGAAATTCTGCGCCCAGGGAGCGAGGCAGTATTTAACAAAACCGTTATCCATCATTTCAATATTATTGAAAGTGGAGCGGTCGAGGATGTTTATCATGTGGGCTGGAACGCCAAAAATCCGGCAGGATTCATATGCCTGGAAAGTGCGCGTTTCATTGAGCGCGGCTTCCTGTGGGTTGTTTTTGACCGGCTGGAATTTCATGCCCGCATCCAAGACCATTGTACTGCCTACGTTTCTGATCCCGGCGTGCTTTGCGTTGATTTTGTCTTCCAGTTGTTGCCGTTGAAGCGGGGAAAGCCCGCCAGGGTACTCGACCACGCCGCCTACCGCTGCGTTGTTATGGTAGAAGTTTCCGCCGTAATTCGTGGCGTCGATGGACATATTTATCGAAGCGCTGAAATTGCTGGCAACGTCTAAGCCGCCGTCCCATCCGTCAAGGGTCATGCCCCGAAGGTGTAAAACTTCGTACGGAAATAAGATTTCCTCCTGCACATAAGCGCCAACCCGGCGGTGCCAGACATAATAAACCTTTCCGTTTTCAGAGGGGTAAATCCAGTAATCATCCGGCGGCATTCTCTCCAGTGACGCGGCCCGGCCATTTCCTTTAAATGTGATTTTTGCGCACGCATTGCCAAAACAAGCATCGGCGAACATATCCCGGCGGAAATTAAAGGCCGTCACAAGTGGCGACGGCTCCAGGGTTTCCATTACATACAGTGGGTGTGTGGTTGCCGGTTCGGCCCCGTTTGGGGTGCGGCGGAACGGCTCGAAAGGAAGAGAGGCAAGGGTTTTTGAAACAACGTCAACGGCTGCGTAAATAGACGGAACCGTGAGGGCTTTTTTCCGGGTGACTGTACCCGATCCCGTAAACATGGCGTTGTATTCGGCTCCCCATGGAGCGTAGGCGGCCTGTTGATTTTGTAGGCTACGCACTTCATTCTCCAACGCGATTTCGCGGGAAGATTTAAGTTGTATATCGAAGCCTAAAACGCGCATGTAATGTGTTTGCGCCAAAATTAGGCCGAAGTGCGGCGAAAGCGGGGGAACATTGTTTTAAATAGTTTCCAAATAAAAAACCCGCTCACTTTGCAGCGGCGGGATAGCAGGAATTTATACGAACGAAATTACTTCAAATTTGGGCGGTACTTAATCAGCCACCGTCTGCGGACTACGCAAAAACTCCGGTAGTCGGCATATTTTCTCCTTTGAAACGCGGCGAAATACTCCTTTTCAATTTCGGAATACGCGGCCCGATGGGTGTTTGTGTTCACCAAAATCAGGTAATAGCGCTTCATAAAACCGTCTGTGTCGAGTAGGTCGAGGGCGGCGGCTTGTATTTCGATGGTTTCGGTCACGCCTTTACGATTTTACCGTTCAAGATCCGCTCAATGCTTTCGTGGCGCTGCTTGGCGGTTATTTCCAGGTTGTATTTTTCGAGAATCTCCTCACACGACACCTTCCACCGTATGACTGCGGTGTCGTAATTCGGGAAATTTAGCGAGGCGTATTCCCACCCCTTCCTGTTTGCGTAATTCGTCAAGCAAACCCCGCCCGACATCGTGGCCTCCAACCAGGCAATATTTGATTTTGCGTCGTTGAACTGATTCTCCACCAACGGCTTCCAAACCCCGTTAAACCGTTCCGCTTTCAACTGATTGAAATACGAAACAATGCCGTCGGAGTATTCCAAAAGCCGGATGTTCGGCCCGTGATCCAGTGAGGGAAGACAGCCCCAAAACGTCCACTGCGTAGCCTTGTTTTTGATTTTCGCGTACACTTCCGCCCCGGCCAAATACACATCCTCTTTTTGGATGTCTTTACCGCGCCACATCCACCGGCCACGGTCGGGTGCCGGTTCTTTCGGTAAATCTTCGGGTAGAATAGCGTTTGGGATAATTTCACCTTTCCCCAGGCAGTCGCATTCGTACAATAACTGTTCCGTGCTTACCCAGAAGTAATCGCACATGGAAAATATCTCCCTGGCAATGTGAGCGCGGTTGGCGAAGTACATTGCCTCTGTGTGGTGCATCGGGACGTTTGTAATCGCGTCGTCTATGTCGAGGATAAACTTAGCATCCGGTCGAATATCCCGAACAAACCGCACAAAATCAAGCGTATCCTGGTCCGCTGGGCGGGAAAGAATGAATAGGTCGGTGTACCAAACATCGTCAGGTGTGGGCCTGCGGGTTGTTTTGATGTTGTACTTTCCGGGGTACAGGTAGCGCAACACCATAAACGGCCGGTACAGTCGCCACCAGGTGACGGCGTTAAGGGTTTCGTATTCTCGAATCAGGATGTTTATCATTGCATGATGCTTGTTTCTTGATCTACTAAGCCGCGTTTTTGCAGCCAGTGGAGGGATTCGACCATTGCATGATATTTTTCCTTTCCGGGTATCAGTATGGTGTAAGGCTCAAGTATTGGGACGCGAATTTCCCACGCTTCAAAGCGGAGCAGTTCACCCCTTACGCCTATCGTTCGGAGAGAGTCGCCCTTGTATTCAAAGGTGGTGCCGGGTGGAAATTTGTCTTCAATCATAACACGATCAAAACTTCTTCTTCACGCATGATTAAATAATCCACCCCTTCGTGTGTGATTTCGTGGCCCCGGTACGCGCCGTAAAGCACAATGTCGCCGGGGGTGACGGTCATTAAGTTGCCGTCTTTGCCCGGCCCAACGGCGATCACTTCGCCGCGTTGGGGCTTTTCTTTTGCGGTGTCGGGGATGAACAAGCCGCCTTTAGTTTTTTCCTCGGCGGGGAATGGTTTGATAATTACTCGGTCGTTAATTGGTTGCATTTTATAGCCATTTAGGCGGTTTGATTTCTTCGTCTGATTTCCACATTTCCAAAAGCCCGGAAACGAGGGCGGATATTATCCCGAAAATTGCTGCTATTATTCGCATGGCAGGCCGGTTAATTCAGTCCACAGTCTTTGCAAATACGCCTCACCATCTACCTGCCAGATTTTGAAACTTTCCGCGTGGTGGTGATCGGGGAAACCGTTTTGAGAAAAGGCAACCATGTAATTTTCCATTTTGCGTTTAAATTGCGGGTAGGAACGAAGGGAATAGTGGCGGTAGTGGGCATTGCTTTCATCCCAGGCCATTAACCTTGCCGCCGGTTGAACATTTTCAATCAGGTGATTCCCCATGCTGATTGTCATGTCTTTGGATAATTTACCAAAGCACTTCATTTGCGGATTCTGCCATTCTTCGCGGCCATCGGGAAGCACATTTAAATACGGCAACTCAAGCCATCCGGGAAATTTTGGGCCGTGATTCAGGTCTTCAAATTTGGACAGCCACCCCGGCAAATCTTCGCCATCCGGCAACTGCAAAAACTCGTCCGCATCCGCCGGGAAAATCCAGTCGCAACCGTCTGCAAGGGCGCGGTTTTTCAGTTCGTTGATAACGCGACGTCCCGGCCAGTCGGTAGCGGTGTCTTTGCACAAAAAAACCCTTACGCCGTCCTCCTTATTGTAAAACGCTTCCGTAGCCTCGTTGGCGCTACCATCAACGCTTCCGTTGTCGCACAGATAAAAATTCCGCACCCCAAGATCGTGCCAGCGGTTCAGGCATTTACCCAAAATATCCGCTTCGTCGCGGAACATCATTATGACGGCTGGTTTCATTTTTTGAATTCCTTTTTAAGGTTTTGATTCAGCGCGTCTTGATGCCAGTCGATTTTTTTCTTACCAAGCACCACACAGAATCCATTGCCCACTTTATCGTCCCTGTCTTGCGCCTTGCAAACCTCCCAATCTTTGCCCCACTCCTGCGCGAAAATCCACCAGCACATTTGAATAAACCCTTGGGTCATCCACCGGGAGTGATGCTCGTCGGTATCGGGGTTTTCAGGCTTTAAGTATCCCTCGCCGCCCAAAATAGCGCTTGCGTCCGACAGGTCGCCGCTCCATGATGCAAGCGGCATGAATCTGGAAACGTGCTCCGTTAAATCAGTCAACGGCTTCTCTCGGTCACTTTCCAGCGCATCGCGTTGCGGGCAAATAATGTACACGTACCGCCGCGCTACCCGCATCCACTCCCTTATCGCGCTGATCGGATCGTAAAAATGCTCGATCACATGCGAGGAAATAACAAAATCATAGGACTTGTCAGGAAAGGGCAGTTTGTCGCCGGGCGCAACAACATCCACCGGCATTACTTCGCCGCATAGCCGGATTTGTTCATCGGCGTAGGGTTTAAATGCGGGGTCTGTGTGGCTTATCCGGTCAACGTTGATCGTGTCGAGGCCGAAGGCGTTGTGAGCCGCGCCGCCGATTTCAACGCCTACAAGACCGTCGAGAAGTTCGTGGGCAAGGGTGGATTCGGGGAAAAATTTAGATGGTCGTATTGGCATAAGTTTTATTTAAATTCGTATTCGCATTTTACGGCCATCCGAATCCTTTGCTTTTCGCCAAGCATGGACAGGCCGTTTATTTCAATCCTACCAAAAACAGTTACTATGCGCATCGGGCCTATTGTGTATTTGATAGACCTGATTGATTCTGGGTCTTTGACTTCGTTCTTTCCGTAAGAAACCCGGTTAAGAATAGGTGAAAGCACTTCGCCGTATAACTCCCTTGTAAAAATCCCCGTTCCGTCGTGCTTCATTTGTCTTATGATGCTGTAATCGCCGACCCAAAGATCAGGGTCGTATTTTATCCAGCCCCCTGAAACCTCAAGCCCGAAAGACTTGATGATCTGCATAGGGTCTGCAATTCTTTTATTGAAACTCATTTTTTACAATCTTAAAAGTTGAGAATCATCCTCCAGCAAGTACGAAGAAATCACCGGCTCCTGCCTGTCTGTCAACCATTGCCCTATGGCGTTGAGTGTGGCGGCAATAAAGTCGATTTTATCAGCGCTTGCGCCCTTGCTTGGTAGGTGGTTTTGGTTTCTATCGTACTGCATTACAATGTTTGACATCATCCACCGCGCTACCGGGTTTCCGTCGTGCAAAACAACCTCTACTTTATTCCCTTCCGCCGCCATTTTTTCCGCATATTCTGGATTTGCACCCCATACCGTTCTTTCAAAGTGTTGCGCGGGCGGCCCTAATTCGCCCCATGACTGCTGGTAAATCTCCATGGTTATGCCCGCTTCAATCAATCGGGGTGTTAACCATGCCGAATATTTACTATCATAAGCAATTGCGCGAAGGCGAAGCGGGGTAACAACCTTCATTATATCTTCAAAAATCACATTATAGTCCGTTACGTTCCCGCTTGTGGCTTTCAAGTACCCTTCATCGGCCCATTGTGATAAGTACGGCCTGTTTTTTTTAGTTGTTTCGAGCGCCGCTTCAGGTATCCAAAAGTAGGGAATAATCACATATTTTTGACCATCTCTGGCAGGTGGGAAGTAAAGTACAAAAGAATTAAAATCCTTTGTGTTCGCTAAGTCAAGCCCGCCCCAGCATTCGCGCAATTTCAAATCTTCCCAGTCTATCGCCCCGGCGCATTGCATCCATTCCGCATCCGTTACCCATCCATCCTGTGAAGCAAATTCCTCGTTTAGGTTTTTAACCCGAAAATCCACTTCTTTTGTTATGCCCTGGGTGCCGATCTTATTATACTCAGTCATCAGGGTGTCAACCGACAAACAATAGCCAATTCCTGGATTTACTTTTTCCCAAACTTTCGTATCCTCCCAGGCGTCCCCTTCGTCCATCTCGAAAATAAAAGGGAGTAGTTCGTCATTGTCAACTATGCCCGAAAGCATATTTTTACACCCTCTCAAAAATTGGCTGTTTGGGCCGTTTGGTAGGTAGCCGCCGGTTGTAATGATCCACGTCAAAGGGTCGGGTGTTTTTACCATGCCCGATTCCATTTTGTTCATCAAGTCATCGTTCGGCCATTCGTGGTATTCATCGCAGATAATATACGAGGGGTTCAAACCGTCTTTACCTTTTGAATCCTGCCCGATATACCCAACCCATGACAACCCCTTTTTTAGCGAAATCCGGGACGAGGTTTTTCCCTCTGGAATATCCAAGATGCTGGAAAGTTCGGGGTAGTCTATTACCATGCTTCGCAGCATTTCCCTTTGCCTATCCCATCCGATTTTAGCCTGGTCTTTATTCATAGCCAACCAATACACCTCCGCGTCTCCCTCTTCAAACAAAAAGCCAATAGTCGCCACATTTACAAGGTTCGCCGTTTTGGCGTTGCCCCTGGGTACCTTGCAATATACTTTCCTGAACCTTCTACCCCCGCCGTTTCGTCTCCACCCGTACGCCAAATAAACCAGCGCCGCAAACCACGGCATAATTTCAAAGGGTTGTCCAGTCTTTACGCCTTTCGAGTAGCGGAACATTGAAAAAATCCGCAAAATATTTTCTGCCTCATCTTCGTCAAAATAAAACTTCCAATCTTTTTCGAGGTCTGCAAAATGCCTGTCTATGGCTAATTTTATCCAATTACAGGATAGGATTTCGCCGGAGCGAACGCCGTTTATGTAGGTTTTCGCGGATTCGGTCATATTACTTTTTTACTCCCTCCCTTTACAAAATCCAAAATCGACGCCTGTTTTGCAACCCCCGTCAACGCCGCGCCCTTACTTATCTGCACATTTGACCTGCTTGCGGGTGTCATTCCAAACTCATTACAGAGGGTTATGTATGCCTTTAGATGCTGTTGTGCGATGGTATGCGCCGGGTGAATGCCCCAATATTTTACCTTTCCACTTTCGTCTTTTACCGCGTAAAACCGGGCGTTTTTGTCACATGACTGTTCCGCATCCATATAGTTTTGCCATTCCTTACAGAGCGCGGACAACGCACCCAAATCGGCAGCGGCCAGTATTCCAATGTCAGACAAGTGTTGTATTTTACTGTTCCACTCCTGAATGCCGGATGCGCCCAGAAATTCGGGCGGCGCTGGCAGTTCTTTGATAGGGATATGGTCGGCATTATTCTTAACCCTTCCGGGCCGGAGGGTGCCTTTGTTCTTTTTAATTTCGTCAGGTATGCGCGGGCGGCCCGCTTTGCTTGCTGTCATGGCTGTTGTGTTGTTTTATACGCCTCGCCGTTTTTCTTTATTTCGAGTGCTGGGTCGAGTTTTAGCATTCTGTCGATGATGACCTGGCAGTATTTTGGGTCAAGTTCCATGCCAAAGCAGCGCCGGTTTAATTGGTGGGCTGCGACCATCGTTGAGCCGGAGCCCAAAAAAGCATCAGACACAATCCACCCCGGAATGCTACTATTTTTAATTAGCGGAGCCAGTAGGAGTATTGGCTTCATAGTTGGATGCTCATTGTTTTTTAATGGCTTGTCGTGATACAGCACACTTGTATTTACCTTATCACCAAGCACCCGCTCTAACATGTCCACCAATTCGTCTTTCTTCAGTTTTTTCAAATCGACCTTATCTTCTATTACCGTTGTGTTGGTTCTGTCGTCTATAAAATAGTGGGCAGCGCCAGGTTTCCACCCATAAAGACACGGCTCATGCTTCCAGTGGTAGTCTTGCCTGCCCATGACCAATGAGTTCTTTACCCATACCAGGCACTGCTTTAATAATAGCCCACTCTCTATAAAAGCCCTTCTAAAGTTAGCCCCTTCGGTATCGGAATGCCAAACATACCACGCGCCGCCCTCTTTTGTTATACTTGAAAAGGATGCGTAAAACAATAACAAGAATTGAAAAAACGCAGAATCATTCATCTTGTCGTTCATTATTTTCAATCCACTACCGCCCTCATAGTTTACATTGTAAGGAGGGTCGGTAAGCACCATATCTGCCTTCCGCCCACCCATTAAACGTTCCACGCTCACTCTATCCGTCGAATCCCCGCAAAGCAGCCGATGTTCGCCGATCTCAAACAGGTCGCCCAAAGCAATGTCTGTATTTATCTCATCCGGCATTTCATAACCATCTTCTTGTGCTTCGCTATCGTCGCCCAGT